GGTGGGTTAAGCCGTGGCCGTCGCGTCGATGCGGACGATGGCGGACGGGTTGGTCAGCTTGGTCAGCGAGTAGACGCGGTTGGTTACCAGCGTCAAAGCGGGCGTCGGCTTGTATTCCGTGATGACTTCGCGGCGGAGCTTGCCGGACAAACCAAACGTCTTGATGGCAGAGGCGTCGAACTGCGTCGGGGAGTCTTCCTTGTACAGGACATAGACTTCGTTCTCCATGATGGTCTTGGCGTCGCCGGAAGCGTCGCGGTAGGGCATGGCTGCGATGTAAATATCCCTGATAGGCCGAATCAGCGCATTGCGGAGCAGGTCTTCGTTGAAGAGGCCGACACTGTTGAATGACACCACCTGTCTGGCAATGGGGTTGGCTCGCAGGAGCTGCCAGGCGTTGATGCCAAAGACGATGGTGTTAGGCATGTGTCCAGTCGCCGCATTGATGGACAGGATGGCATTATCCAGATCCGTCAGCGGATTCTTCTGTTCGTTGGCCCAGTCCCCGTAACCGGCTGCGGCAGGCAACTGGCTGGTGATGAGCTTGGCACGTTCATATTCATACGAGGTCACAAACTGTGATTCGATGAGCTTGTATTCCGCCAGGGTGATAGCCTGCGCCTTTTCGCGGTTGACGCCCAGCAAGGCGTCCGGAATCGGCAAGGTTAAGCCGTACCCCTGAAGGGTGTCGGTTTCGTTCCTGCCGCGCAGGACGGTCTGGCGGGGAGGTTCGCCCGGTCCCACCTGGATCGGCTGGGCCGTAAAGGCAGATTCCGTGTCCCAGACCTTGTACTGGAAATTGAGGTCGTAAACCGGGACGATCGGCGCAATGCGGCTGATAATGGAGTTCTCTTCGGTGTTTCCGGAACCCGCAGAATAAGCGGTCAGAACATCGGTGAACTGGACGGCTGAGCAAAATGGAGTAGCCCTTGTTCTTTGTCTTTCTATTGATTAGTGTTGATGCTACGCAGCTGCGACCTGGTAGGAGGGGACGAATCCGATTTCCACCATGCCCTGTTCCCACTGGGCGTGGATCACGCGGGCATAGACAGTTTCTCCGCTGGCGGCGGCTTTCCATGTTCCGTTGGCCGTGATGGTGACGGGCGTTCCGGCATTGATCGTGCCCGGCGTGTCGGAAAGAGCCGCCTTGATCAAGCCGGCGTACATGCCGACGAGGGCGGCGACGCAGGTTCCTTGGTTGGGCTGCCCTTGCAGGACTACGCCGAGCAGCTGCGTCTGCGTGGGAATGGCGGTCAGCGGCGTGCCGACAAACTCGGGAATGTCCGGGTTGGCTGTCAGCTCCACGACGGTTCCTTCCTTGCCGCATAGGTCAACACCCTCCGGGGTGTTGAAATAGACGATGGCGCTTTTCTGGGTTACGTTGAGTGATGGCATTGTTTTGTATCAGGTTGGAGATTATCGTTCGGAGGTTACAATGTAGCCTTCTTCAGTGGCTTTCTGACAGGCGTCGTAGCGCTTCATGCCGCCCTTCATCAATTCGTCCACGCGGTTGGTGAATCCGTCAATGGATTCCTTCTTGCGGAACGGATTGGGAGGTGTCTGGTTGGCACGCCGGTTCAAGGACGTTCTTCCAACTGGATTGCGGCGGCTTTCGTCAACAACGTCATGCGACGGCTTTGACTTCGCGGACCGATTGAGAGCCTTGACAAAGGCGCCCAGTGCGGCGGGGCTTTCCCGGAGAGAGTTTTTCAGCTCTTCCCGGCGTTCTTCCGTGAATTCCTTGCGTTCTTCCTCGTCCAGCTCGTTTTCATACGTGCTGACGGCGTCGTCCACTTCGGCGTTCACGTGGTCTTTCTCCCGCTTTTCCAGCGAGAGCAGTTCATCGAGGCGTCCGAGGATATCCCTGCTCATGTCGTCGGTGCCGTCAAATTCGACATCCAGCTTGTCAAGCAGGGAATCAAACAGGGCCCGCTGGGCCTTGTCCATTTCCTTGGACGGATATTCTCTATCGTCGTTTTCCATATTGGTTTCTGGGTTGTTTTCCCCCTGTTCGGGGCTTTGTTGTTCGCCCCCGGTCTCCGTGGAGGCGGGGGAAGTCTGTCGGTTGACCAGAGGGCGCTTTCCCTTAATTCGGGGACGGTTGGTCAGGGCGAAGCCTGTCAGCTTGGCGGGGCGGTAAATGCCGCCCTCGAAGGTCATGCCCTCTCCATATTCAGTGGAGGATTGCGTATATTCTTTGTCGGCCAACATTTGCTGCCCGCGTGGCGTCCATTCGATGAAGCCGTACAACTCCAACGCGCCGGAAGGATCGCGGTAGGTGTCCAGCCGCTTGAGCCATCCGAGAGCGCGAGTGTCGCGTGAAAGGTCATGGCTCAAGTGGTCGCCGTCAATGAGCATGCCGGGCCCGTCAAAGGTGCGGGAGTTGAATTCGTCCACCATGGACTTGATCGCCTGCTCGTCGATGCGGAGCACCGCAGGCCCCTCGCCGTAGTCGACCTCATGATCTCCGCTTTTCTCGACGTGGAACCAGCCGTTGGCGGGATTGGACAGGTCATTGATTTGTTTGGTACTGATCATCGCTAAATCCTTTCATGAGCCCGGTATAAATGAGCTGCTGCAGCTGCTCGTAAGCGTCGGCGGGGATGTATGTGCCTTCCGGCTCCCGGTTGACGGCAGCCGCTGCGGGAGCGGTTTCCCTCGTGTCTTCGATGGACATGCCGATCTTTTCCTCGATTTCGGTTTTCTCGGGACGGACGCCTCCATCCGCAAGAGCGGCAATTTCCTCGGCCTTCTGCAGAGGCGTTTGGACGGTATCAAAGGTGATTTGGAGGCGGGCCAGCGGTTCGCCGTCTCCCAGCACCATCGGGCTAATAGAGGAGTTAAAAGCTTCCGCTACCTTGGAGCACACGGCGGAGACCACCGAGTTCCAGCTGTCCGTATGGGCAGACCCGGCCAGCGTGCCGGAACCCGATTCGTTCAGGACAGTCAAGGTTCCTGCCATCACAAACCGCACCTGATCCTTGTCGGCCATGTTGATGCGGGATAGGAAGTAGTTTTCGTTGATGGAGGATGCCTTGAGGGGTTCCGCCGTACAGCCGGGAGGCAGGACGACGGATGCGCCGGACTTGAGTTCTTCGCAGGCGCGCTCAAGCGCGTCCATGACAGCGGCGCTTGCTTTTTGGGGAGCTGTGATAATAGCCGGGGCGGAGCCGTAGCGGTCCATATGGTTGTCCCACACCATCTTGGCGTGGTTGCGCTCAAAGGATGCGCGGGAAGCCGAGAACAGGATGGGGTAACGGTGCTCCATTACAACGAGAGTTTCGTCTTCTACACTTTCCCCGGTATCGACGCCGATATAACAGTGGGGGTTGAATTGCCACTCATTAAGTTCCCCGGGCCGCACCCAGTAACGCTGGGGAATGAATTCAAACCTCCGGCCCCAGGCATCCTCAATATATTGGAGATGGGCATAGCCATAGAACAGAGCAGAGGCCAGATGTCCGAAGGCCTGTTGAAGACCGTTGACGGAGTTGTAGAATTCTTCCAGGTCCTTTTTCTGCTGCTGGGCTTCCCGGCTGTCGTTGGCTGCATCAATCTTCCAGCCTTGCATAGAGACGCTTTCAATTAACCGGGAGTAGAGCATGCCCAGAAGTCCGTCCGAGTAGATAACCTCGTCCCAGATGAGCATCTGGCGTGCAAAAGCTCCACGCCGTGCTTCATTTCTTGCGTCAACGAGTGTTTGCAAGCCGGCACCCTGAAGAGGGTCCCAGTATTCAAACCATTGAGGGCGGCCAGGAGTGCGGCTCCGGTCCGTCAAGGCTTGCCGGGCGAGGTCTGTTTCCAGTTCCTTGATTCTGGTCTCCTGTTGGGCGACCAGCTTCGGGGCGTTGAGGATATTTCGGACGGCGTTAAACCTGCGGCGGGAGGAAAGGAAAAGGTTGGTTGCAGGGGGAGGAGTTGGACCTCCGACATGAGGACAGGAACCTCATATGATACCGTTTCACCACCCTGCGGTTGAATATACATCAACACATATAGATATGTTGATATATTGTCAACCCTAATATCTGCCGATAGCGCGTTTTTGTGCCGGATGTCTGGCATACCACGCTCCAAGCTCCCGGACAAGCCCGCTGTGCCGGCGCGCGTGCCAGGCCATGACGAGCGCATCAGCACGGTCGGGAGAGCGGACGCCGCGCTTCGCCATGTCCTCCTTACTCTCGATTTTGACGCGGCCAATTGCGTCCGTCTGGAAGCGCGGCGCGACAAGCTGCTCAATGGTGTCCTCATCAATGTCGAGGATGAGCTCTTTTTCCTCGATCGCACGTGCCAATGCTCTCCATGCCTGGGCGCGGAGGTTGACAAAGGCCTGTGTATCGTCGGCGGGAAATCCGCCCCGGTAGGAGTGCACCGGGAAGCCCTCGGCGCGGAAGTCGTCAATGAGGGGGAGTCCAAGGCCGTCTCCATCCGCGAAAATGCGGTCGGCTGGAATGCCGAGTTCGGCGGCCTTGCGGCGGAACCGTCCGCGCGCTCCGACGGTGTCCGGGTCTGCCCAGTGATCAGCAATGAAGAATCGGTTGCCGTGCCCGGCAGCAAAGACGTTTTCGTCTCCGCCGGCGGCGAAGTCAAAGCCGCCGCAGGTCTCCCCGGTGTCCAAAAAGGGAGGCGGGTTATTGAACAGCTCCATAAGGGAGCGGCGGGAAATGACGGACTGTCCGTCTAGGTCCGTGAATTCTCCGAGGATGGCGGAGCGGTAGAAAGAGGATTGCTCTCCGTATTCTTTTTTGATGCGGGCGGCCTTGCCCGGGTCGTTGATCTCAATATGAGGACAGTCCTCGTATTTGACCCGGATTTTGTAGTAGAGGGAGGAATTTTTGTGGAAGCAGTCGTAGAAGGTGCCGGAGTCAGCTCCAGGTGACGATGTGATGAACGCATGAAAGAGCGTGCAGCGGGAAACCGCGGTAAAGATGGGGTCCGGGATGGTCTTGGCTTCGTCGAGGACGTAAAAGACCGGGTCCACGTCGGGCGATATTTTCGGGTGCCATCCTTCCGCGCGTCCGGCGTTGTCGGTGGAGAATCCCACGGCAAAGCCGCCTTCGGGCGTGCGGATTTCCGTCTTATTGAAGGTCCAGCCTGCAAAGAAGGGGTTGTCCATGTAGCGGCGCAGCGCGGGAAAGAGCTGCTTTTCCACTTGCATCCAGGACGAGGACGTGACAGGAACCTGTCCCCGCGGAAAACAGGTGAGAAAGTACAGGATGGCCGGCGCAATGCAGTTGCTTGTCTTGCCCGACCCGTTAGGGGCTACCAAAGCCACGCTTTTTCCTCCCAGGGCAATCTTGCCGAGGGATAGCGCCTTGATGGCCTCTACCTGCCAGGGATAGGGATCCAGGCGGAGGATGTGACGCAAGAAGAAGCTGACGGGAAGGTAGGGCCTGCGGTACTACGGGTTGAGCTTGCCGGTAATGGTTTCGAGCGCGGTCTTCTCGTCTTCCTGGAGCTGGGCCAGCTGCTCGGGGTCCAGGGTGATTTTGCGTTCTAATGGCGAGCCGGGAACGCCCGCTACATCCTGCCGGACTCGGTCGCCGAATTTCTC